ATTGGGACCAAAGTCGAACCGAGATGATTTGATCTTCAGCTGTTGTAAATCTTCACGACGGATGGGATGTCCTAGGAGAGCAAATGGTTCACATTCTTTTAAGTGATTCCAGAGAGCATTTTGGACAGGTTTACAGACATATGATCGCACTGACGGGGACTTCGTGATAAAACGAACCTTGAGTGGTTCGGGAAGTCCTTGGACCCTGACAATACAGGGCTCCTCACTTTCTGAAGCGAGAAGGTCGGAGAGTGGTGGTACTTGTACCCCATGTCTCTCAATGATTCCTTTGTCAGTGTCAACCATGTCTACAAGGCCTGAATCCAGGCGCATTGTCCATACCATACCTCGTACACCACCTCCTCCAGACCGATTGAAACCTAGCTTTGCACTCTTGCTTGGAAAAAACTCGTGTGTTTCCCGCCTTAAACGTACACCTTCCCAGATTTCACTGTAATATTGAGTGTAATCTGAGTACGGATTCGTTGGCGGTTCACCGAGCAAATCGGCGTAGCTGCTGTACTCCTTCTGAAGAAATTCATCAGAGGCAGGTGCACAGCCACGCTTAACTCCTTGCAGGATGCTCCATGCTAGGTTCAGGTTCTTCTTACGACCGGTGTTTATCCGGTTCACGAGATACCTTTTCAATGGTCCACAGAAGTAGGGCCTTGCCCCTTCAACCAAAGCAGGTCGAGGGTTCTCACGTTTCCTATTGAGGTAATCTGCCATTGGCACCGCTGTACAAAACTTCGCATTCTTGATGAAGTCCAGGGGGGCCCAGCTCATACATTCCTTGAATATGACAGAAAGGTGTTTCCAGTTCCATTTCAACAGTCGCTCATCGAAATCAATTAAGACCTCGAGATACGACCGTGTGAAGTAAAGGCTTGACTCAACATCCCCTTGTGGGTAGTCGGGCCACTGGATAACCTCTTTGCCTTTCGATCTTTTCTTGACTACTGCGCTGCCGAGAACACCGCTATGCCTTCTAATAAGTTGGCACGCTAGTGAACTCGCTTCATAGCAGCGGCAGCAGCTTGAGGCTTCGCCGTCACCTGACGGTCGTAGGCTTTGAGATATCACATCTATAAGTGTAAGATACGTTTTGGCTTCCATGCGGCCCCCCTGGTCCGCATGGTGGTCTGAAGCCATTTTACACTTCTTCGCTTGGTTTGAAGGACACTTCTTGTAAGTGTCAAGA